CAGATCATTCTAGAAAGAAGAGGGAGCAAAAAACTCCCTCTTCAAAGTAGTTAGATTAAGCGGCACCTGAAGTACCGAAAATACCTCTAGGATCGGAGAAACCGAATGAGTATCTCTCTCTAGCTTTATATCTTGCATTGCCTGTATCGAAATCACCCTCCATAGCTGTGCTCATTGGAGTTCTTACGAAATGCTTCAGACCATTTGGTGCGTCAGTTTTAATGAAGAATGCATCGGTGTCAGTTAAGAAGTGGTTTACCACATAACCTTCAGGAATCATTCCCATGTTTCTAATCGCATTAATGTCGTTGTCTGCTGTTCCAGTTCTTAGAACAGAATTCATTAATCTGTCAGCAGTAAACTGTAATTCTTTTGGAATAATTAGTTTTCTACCTTGAGTTGCGATTTTCAGACCACGCTCATCAACAAACGCAGCAATGTCAATTAATGACTGCTCGAGTGATGTTTCATTTAAATCAGCATCTGTTGCTAATCTGTTGGAGAAAGTACCACCAACTGCTAATGGGTGTGCCACGTTAATAAGTGATACACCATCACCACCTGGGTTTGTACCTGCTGCACCAGAGGAAGCAAAAGCTGTGTTTAAAACATCTGCAGCTTTAACTTGCTTTGTGTTTGCCATTGATCTTGCAAGAGCTTTTGTATAACGAGAAGAAAGTTGATCGTAGAGATTATCTTCGATTGCTTCTTCTGTAATTGCAAAACCTAGTGCAATTGTTTCGTGTGTGTAACGAGAAGTATAAGCTTCGGTTGCTGTGTCATAAGAGATTGAACCTCCCTCTGACTTAGTCGGAGCAGATCCGAAACCTGATAACATTACTTCTTCTTCGAACGCTCTGTCAGATGACTCCTGATCGAAGATTTCTGTATGTTCTTGCTCATACCTTTTGTATTCCATTCCAAACAATGCATTTAGACCTGGTTCTAACTCTTTAACGAGTTGACTTCTTGATATAGCCATAATTTAACCTCCTATATGCCTGTTGTGTCTGTTAGAGAATGTTTGTTGATCTTAACCAGGATGTTAGCATTTGCTGCTGTGTAATCATCATTGTCTGGATCTGTTGAAAGACCTACAACCCTAAAGTTTGCTGCAGCGTCAACTGTAAATGAATCACCGTCAATTTTTAGAGCAGAGATACCTGATTTGTTAGATCCTGCTGCATAAGTAGCGATGTTACAGTTAGTACCCACTTGAGCCTGTCCTGCATTATTATCATCGACTTTTACCTCAAACACTACGTTTGGGTTGTCAATGACATATGCTTTGATGTCGTCTGCTGCTACACTGCCTGGATAATGGTTGCTCCATGTTGGTTTCCCTGTTGTAGGGTCTGTATATTCACAACCATTGAAAATTCCAATGACTTCAGCACCAGCAGTTGATCCGACATCAATAGCGCCATTAGCGACTAAGATGACTGGATCACCTTGATAGATTGCGGAACCTTCGTTGTTTCCAATTTTATACTCGGTCTGGCCAGAATTGTTATAACCACTACCAAGCATTTTTACTGGACGAAATCCGAAACCTGAGCTTTGATTTGCCATATTATTACTCCTTTGTAATACGTTGTTAGTTGGTCAATTAACAAACCGTGCCGATTACGACTTGTTTCCTGAACCAAAAGTTACTTTGGTTTGCCTTTGGGGTTTACTGATCGGCATCCTGGGATCCTCGATCTTCAGTAGATCATTGTCGACAGCCTGTTTTTGGCCCTCAGTCAAGTTTTTGTAATAAGCATTACGTTCTTCAATTGTTTCTACTGGCATGCGAGCTAACAGTAACCCACCTACCCCTATTACGCCAGCGTGCTTACCATCTTCGATAGTAGGAAGTTCCCAGTCAGGATACTCGTCGGCTCGAACTAATTCCCAGCCTTCTCGTAATTTACCACTGATGTTTTTATAATCATCAAATCCTCTAACTGATTCCCTAATCCATCGATGTTTGTAACCATCTGGAGCTGGGGGTGCGTCCAATGCAGACGGTCTAGTCCAACCTTTTTTACGAGCTGTCTTTTCCCTAGTCTCACTGGATCTTAGCGTTTTATTTACCATGTTGTCTCCAATCTATAGATATTTTGCGTATTCTTCAAGGGGTACACCTAATTTTTTTGCAATTGCAACTTGACTAGGAGTGAGAGTAATTTTTCTCTTAGAACCACTTGATTTACCTGTTCGTGAAGCTCCAGCCACTGTTTGTGGTGCTTTTTCCTTCGCTTCAACTTGTTGGTTTTGAAATTTATTTGGAAACTGACTCTTCATGTAAGAATTAATTTCTTCATAATATTCATCACTTTTAGGATCAAAACCTTCTCTTAAAAGTTTTTTATGATGAGCTAAAGCAGTAAATGTCATGGCCTCATCTTGTCCAAACCATTTATTATCTTCTGCCCACTGTTCTGCTCTAGGGTCAGGCTGTCTTTGAACAGGTGCTTGAGCTTGAGGTCTTTCAGCCATTAATCCTTCTTGTTGTTTTAATAACTGTTCTCTTTGTTGCTTAGAAGCAATAGCTCTTTCCTCTTCAATTGCCAGTCTTGTTAAAGCTCTTTGAGCATCCACTTGAGCATTGACATCGTTGTTATACAAAGCATCTTGATAAGCTTTTTTAGCTTGTTCAATCTGAGACTTAACTCTTGTTTCATACTCTGTAAGATAGTTTTCATCTAAAGACTTAATTTTATTTTCATACTCGGTGTATTTTTTCTTTGCACTTTCAGCAAAGCGAAGAGCTTCTTGCTCTCTTTGTTCAGTCTTTTCGATTCTATCTAAAAGTTTTTTGATTCTTCGTTGAACATTTTTAGAGTATTTATCTAAACCGTCTTCTTTAGAATCATCATTAGAGTCGTCGTTGAAATCTTCATTAGAAGAAGCATCTGTTTGAGAAGTAGCTTCTTTGTCTTGGACTTTACTATCTTCAGTAGATTTATCTTCTTCTTGAAGTTCAACCTCTTGACTTTCTCCAGTAGTGTCAAGGTCTACCATTTTTTCGTCAGCCATATTTATCTCCTTAATAAATTGTTAGTACGTCTTTTGGGTCTTTCAATTTAGCTAAAATTTCATCATCATTGAGAATACGAATTTCTCCACCTTCAATTTTAACTCTTGATCCAGCGTATCTTGCAAAGACAACCCAATCGCCTTTCTTACACCACGGACCATTAGGAAACTTATCTTTATCAGCATAAGCATCTGAGCCCATGCTTAAGATCATTCCAACGTTCGTTGTAAGTTGTTGTTCTTCCACAGCTTTGTCGGTGAGATATAAACCACCTTTAGTTTTTTCTGTTCCTCTGTAAGGTAAAACAACCATTCGCCATCCTGTTGCTTGTGGTATTCTTTCTAACGCAGGACCTTCTTCTTTGTCTTTCTTTTCTTCTTTTTTAGTCAAAGGTTTTTTATTAAAACCTTCTGGTAAAATTAATCTACTCATCTTTAAACACCTTCTTGTATATTTCTTGATAGTCCATTAATAACTGCTGTAAAGCGTGTAACTTTCCTAACTCATATTGATATTGATCAAATGAACTAAGACTCCTACTCAACAAATCATCTTTCTTATCGTTGATTCGTTCTTGAATAAGCTTTTTAACGTGGTAGTCGAAACTCTCTTGCATTATTTTGTAATCTTTTTAGATTTTTCGAATGTTCTCAAGCCAGCCATTCCTAGGAGAGCCATGACTAATGGCATGAGTTGTTCCATATTCATTTGAGGAAGAGGACCAACTTCGATTTGAAAAATTCCTAGAAAGAACACGATAAAAGGTTTAAGGACATATTCGAAAAATATGGCCAATGCTGCACTAAATCCAATGAGGGGCCGCCAAGAACGTTGCAATAAACCTGAAATATCGGTAGCTGTAGATTGAGCATCGGCTAAATTAATATCCATTTGTTTAGAATTAATTTCATTTTCAAGCTCTTGAAGTTTAATTCTAATTTGACCTTTTTCTTCTTCGGAAGTATGTACAGAGTCGATAACCTTACCGACCGTGTCGACTAAAGAGCCACCTAATATTTTACTAAGAACCAAAATATACCCCTAACGCAAAGAATACGATAGCTATAATTGCATCACGTTTCTTGACATTAGAAGTAAAGCTTTTAACTTTTAACAGTATTTTGTTCATTAAAATACTCCTTCAAATTTAAGACCTTTAGATGCTATTCCATAACCACGTTTGTGTTTTTTATCCTCAGGTACAGATCCAACTTTCATGATCTTACCTGGTGGAATAGATTCTCCCTGAGAAACAGGGCCCTTTTTGGGAGGGATTGTTTTTGTTAACTTTTTTTTCATTAGTGTAATGTTAAACTATTTTCTTGAGTTTTCAAATAACTAATTTGCTGAGCAATATAGTTATCTGCTACGTATTCACCATAAGCATCAACTAAGGTGTCTCTACTCATGGTCAACAATACCTGAGCTAGTTCAATTAAATCAACACCTTGTTCAGCTTGTTCTTGAACAAAATCTCTTGTGTTATTGATAATTTTTTGAACTCTTTTTTTAGTAACATCATCAATCATCCTTAGATGATAAGATGTTTTGTCTTTATTTTCCATTTTTCTTTTCTACTTTCTTTATTGTACCTTTGTTCTTAGAAGCGTAAAATACTTGTTCTCCTTTTTTCTTACCATATTCTTTCTTCATTGACTTCATAATCTTTTTACCCTTTTCGGTTAATGGCATCTCTTCTCTCCTGATTTAAAGTCTGTGTTGTCATCTTGTCGTACTGTACCTCAGCACGTTTATCTGCAATATCATAATCCTTTTGTATTCTGGCTTGATCAATCGCAGTCTTCTGTCGAAGCTTTTCTGCATCCAACTGTAGTTTAGCTTGATCTACTTGTGCATCCATTTGATCTTTTTGTGCACCTTGTTGTAACTCTTGTTGTTTTAATTGTATTACAGGATCAGGTTGACCTTGACCACTCAGTTGTCCTGATAATTTTTTTATTTCCATCATGAACTGTGCTTCGAGCTTCGCGATCACAGAATCTAATTGTTCTTGAGGAACTTGTTGTTGTTGAGCTAAGAACATTGCTTGTTCTTTTGCTTTTAAAGAAACATGTTCTAAAACGTGTTTTTGTAATTTCATGGCCATCGGAGGATTACCTAAAATCATTTGATTCGTTCCAAAGATTAAATGGTTTTGAATGTGAGCATCGTGATCTTGTCCTTCATACGCTCTCATTAAATTACCATCGAGTAAATCAGCGTGCTCCGTGGCTGGATCTTTGGGAGCAGTCGGAGTATCTTTTCTTAAAATCTGATCAATATCTTTAACCCCTAATGCTTCATACATTCTTCTATAAGCTTCTTTGATATTATGGATATCAGGTGCACTTTGTGCTAGTTGTAATTCCGTTTGAGCTAAAGTAACTCTTTGTGTAGTAGAGAAAATGTTAGGATCAGAAACTGGTAGAACATCTACACGGTCACTAAAGTCTTCTGCCTTAACTGTTCGATCTGCACCTTCCACAGAGTAAGGATAAGTCTCAGGTAGATAATCAGCAAAAACATCAAACAATAGTTTGAATTCTTTTTTCTGAGAATAGTGACATCTTTTGTGGATACCACTCATCACTTTTGAGCCCCTCTCTAATAATGCCATGGTTGTTCCAACTGGTGCATTTTGATTTGCGTCTCCCACTTGCATATCGGTGATCGCAGCAAATCTCTGACCTGATTGAACAACAAATCCTAGAAGGCTGTATAAGGTCTGAGAGGGTTCTTTGTAAGGTAAAGGCATGAGAGCATTTCGTAAGTCACCATTTGGTGCATCAATGTCTCTAAATTCTCCTGGTTGGATAGGCTCTGCGTCGTCTCTAATCTTAAGTCCTCGTGACTTAAATCCTGCTGGTAAATTAGATAAAGTACCTGCGTCAATCAATTGTCGTAAAATTTTTGTAGCTGTTCTTGATAAAGATCCAATTAAATGAATTAAACCAAAACCATAAAAACCTAAACCTGGTAAAAACTTATAATGAACAAAATATCTTTTCTTTAATTTTTTCTCATCATCCTTTTCATAGTTTCGACGAATACCGACAACCTTACCTGAACTATCTTCAATCGTTACAATGTAAGGTATTTTAATTCCTGTGGGCTCACCATCCACACCTATATCTTCAAAACCTTCTAGGTCTAAAGAGGTATGGAATTCATATAATCTTATTTCTTTATCAATGTAAGAAGGTTTTACACCTTCAATATCATCATACTTCTTTTGTATTTCTGATCGATCTACTTCTGAAGGAATGATTTCAATATCTTTATAAAAACCTGAAACTTGTTTTTTTCTAAAATCATTGTAACTCATATTGATGATGTGAGTAATTCTTTCACAAGAATCTAAATCACTCGCCATGTAATTGACAACTAAGTCTTCAGCGGGAACAAACTTCGATACTGGTCGATCCATTAATTCATCGTAATAAACTTTTTTAAAAGTCGAACCTGCGAGAGGTAAATAAAATAACATTTGATCATACTCAGGAGTGTAGTCTTCCATTTTGTTCATCAATTGATAATTCATAAACTCTTGCACACGTTGTGACTGAGAATATTTTTCTGGAGTGTCTTCTCCCATAACAACAGTTCTGACTGGTCCCCCTGCGGGTAAAAGTTCTTTAAACGCTGTTGCTTGAAACTGTGTGGCACTTTCAGCTAACAAAGGATGTGTAACACCACTCGCACCTTGGAAAGGTCTAGTTCTCTCTTCGTATTTGAATCCTAATAAATCTAAACCTTTGATATATCCTTCTTCCCAATCTTTTCGAGAAGAACGATCATTTTCTAATTCAGAAAGTAATTCATCACTTAAGCGATCTAATTCGCCTTCGTCCATGACTTCAGCTAAGTTAGAATAAAACTCAACTTCTTCAGGGATATCGGACATAGGGTCAAAGTCAAGAGTTGCCCCTCCATCTTCGCTCATTTCAATTTCTAGTCCTTCAGGAGTCGGAACTCGTTGACCGTCGATCTCGACTTCTGTTTCGGACTTAAGAATCTCTAGTTCAGGAACTCCTGTTTGATAGAGCCCTTTATCGATATTATCTGCCATAATTTAATTTATATCACCTAATCGACCATTTACAACATGTCTATTTTTGGTAGCGATATAGGTCCTCCTCTTCGTTTTTTATCGATTGTTTTTGTAATAAAGTTGGGAGTCACGACATTTGAATACTCACTATTTAAATCGACCATATTGTCTAAAAACTTTGTTATCGTATCAGCACTATCAGAAACTACATATCCTTTAAAATTACCTGAATCCCAATATTGTACGACATTGTTAAAATTATTCTTCAATACTCTTTCAAATAAATCAGAAGGAACTTGTCGTTCATTCATTCCAGTTAAAACAATTTCTTCTTTTTCGGTAATTTGTTCAGGGTCGTAATACTGAGATTTAAATTCGTTTTTCTTTTGTTCGTTCTCTTGCCAAACTGGATCATCTTTAGATGTGAAAAACTTTTCCTCAAAGATTGCAAATCCATCAGGTTTTAATTTTGATTTCAATAATTTAATCTTATCTGCTCGTTGATTGTCAATAAATTGAAAAACCATTTTCTCCGAAAAGGCATCAACCGAGTTATCTGGAATATCTTTAGGATCAAAATAATCCACATCAACTCCTTTTTCTGTAAAAGCATATTTACCAAAATCTTCAGGATTCGTAGTAAACGCTTCTCGAATAAATTCTGTGTTCGGTAATTTTTGTTTTAAGAAAGATTCTTCAGCTTTGGGATTGGGATCTAAAACGATTCCTTCGATATCAGGATTGAGTTCTGCAATGGTATTCACAAAACCTCCTTCGGTTCCACCAATATCAATAATGGTTCCTCCTTTAGGAAGAGTTTTTGCAATAGCATCAGCAGTAGCTATCTGTGCTTCTTTAAATGTTGGTATGCTCGTAAAGATATGATTTTCAAAATTGCCTGTTCTCTTTTCATCGAATATCTTTGTTGCTTCCATAGCATCAGAAGTATCCAACAACTGGTCATAACTTTTTTTAGGAACATATAATTCACCACCTAAGATATCTGAGAAAAAAGTAACACCTTGTTCTTGAGAAGCCTTTACTAGAGGTAGTTCGCTAAGAGTCTCTGTTTCTCTTCCTTGGTCAGATTGCTGTAACTCTGATCCACGTTGCGCTGTGGACGATTCAAGGGTTTGCGTAATTGGTTCTTTTCCCTTTTCGCTTTGGCTAGTTGTAAGAGACTTTGTTTCATCTTGGTCATTAGTATCATCCTTTAATAAATTTAACAAGTCCGTCGGATCTGGTTCTGGAGCTTTCGGTTTCTTGTCGTCCTCGTCTTGAGGAGTTAATTGATTTT